AATATCGAACAAACAATATTAAAGAACCTACTAACAGAAGAGCCTTACATGCGTAAGGTTCTTCCTTTTATTAAGCCTGAATACTTCCAAGGCGTATACAATCTGCTATTCAAAGAAGTAGCAAAGTTTGTTGCCAAATATAACAAACTACCAACACACGATGCATTCAAGATAGAGATCGATCAGAGTGACAAGTTCAATGACGATCAGTATCAAGCTGCCATGGAAATCCTACCAAATATATTTTCTGCTGAGAAAGCAGATGATAAGTGGTTAGAGGATACTACAGAAAAATGGTGTCAAGATAGAGCGATCCATAACGCTATTATGGAGTCCATCTCTATCATTGACGGTAAGCACAAGAACCTGACCAAGAATGCTTTGCCCGATTTGTTATCAAAGGCATTGGCAGTATCTTTTGACACGAACATTGGTCACGATTACTTGGTAGACGCAGCAAACCGATACGACTTTTATCATGAAGATGAAGATCGTATTCCATTTGATCTTGAATACTTTAACAAGATCACTAAGGGGGGATTGCCAAACAAAACTCTTAATGTGGCATTGGCAGGCACTGGTGTTGGTAAGTCTCTCTTTATGTGTCATGTTGCAGGTTCTGCATTGGCACAAGGACATAATGTTCTATACATCACAATGGAAATGGCAGAGGAACGTATCGCAGAACGCATTGACGCAAATCTATTGGATGTGCCTATTGATCAACTTGAACACCTCTCAAAAGAGATGTTGACCACTAAAGTTCACAATATAGCTGCAAAGACCAATGGTAAGCTTATCATTAAAGAATACCCGACTGGTAGTGCGCATACAGGGCATTTCAGAGCACTTCTAAACGAACTAAAGCTAAAGAAGAACTTTGTGCCAGAGATGATCTTTATTGACTATCTCAACATCTGTGCATCATCTCGTATGAAAGGTATGGGTGGAGCGATCAACTCCTATACATATATTAAAGCAATCGCTGAAGAGTTACGTGGATTGGCTGTAGAGTTTAATGTGCCTATCGTGACTGCAACCCAAACAACTCGTAGTGGATATTCAAACTCTGATGTTGGACTTGAAGATACCTCAGAGTCGTTTGGTCTACCAGCCACAGCAGACTTGATGTTTGCTTTGATTTCAAGTGAAGAACTAGAATCACTTGGTCAGATCATGGTAAAGCAACTTAAGAATAGATATAATGATCCTAGTACCAACAAACGGTTTGTTATTGGCATCGACAGATCACGCATGAAGTTGTCAGATGCAGAAGATGCTGAAGGTGGCTTGGTTGATGATACGCCTACATTTGATAAATCAGATGCAGCAGAACGATTTAAAGATTTTAAGATGGAATAATGGAACACCTAATACATCTAAAATATAGAATAGATAAGGAAAAATATCGTAAGGTGTTTTACGATAATATCCAAATGGGACAATGGCACTGGTCTTGTCCAAAGTATCAGAACCTATATTGGTATCAGTTATTCATTGAAGATAGTCATGTTTTAAAGCCAATCATACAAGAGGTTGAGGCTGATCTGAATATTTTGGGTATGAATAACTTCCCAAGATTTAGTTATCAGTTTCCAAATACCAAACTACCTCACCATAAAGATGAGGACAACCTAGTGTCTATTAATATCAACTTGTTTGATACTGTGCCTATTATTCATCTTGAACATAAACCAATATCATATGAAGCGATATTTGTAAATGTTGGTGGAGTGGAGCATGGCGTGGAACCTGATCCTAATCCAAGACTTATATTAAAGTTTTGTTTACGTCACAACTGGAATACGGTTCTTGATAAACTAAAAGAAAAGGATTTGGTTGTATAATGCTAGAAGACTTTCTCTACCACGTGGATTATCCATTCGATATACATAGATTAGTGTCCGAATATGATTCTTATAAAGCTATGTCTTTTTCAGACCTTAATCCAAATTGGAAGAGAGTTCAAGCATTCAGTCCATACGCAAAAGAACTAGTTGACCATTTTCAACAATATGCAGATGGACGTGTCATGGCAGGGTATTGGGAACAACCTGCGAATACTGAAATCAAACCACATACTGATGGTGTTGCAAAGTGTAGAATAAATGTTCGTCTAGGTTCTGATGACGGTGTATTACACATGGGGGGTTGGGAATGTAGATATATAACCGCTTTATTGAATGTTGGCGAATACGAGCATTGGGTAACAAAAGTAAACCATAAGAGATTAATATTTTCTATAATATTTCAAGATGATGATTATAGAAAAGTACGTGATAAAATCAAAGGAGTGTATATACAATATGGCTAAAGGCAATAAGAAAACTAGTCAAGGACGTAAGAATATTTCTACGGCATCAATGAATAAATCCAAAAAACGCAGCTTCAAAAAGTATCGGGGGCAAGGTAAAGTTTAATGCATGCACGTCTCATCTCACACTCACAACCTGTACGCCATGTCCACTCTGGAGAACCAGGAATCATGGGACTTGAAAACATCCAAGACCTCGTTGCCTATTGCGCCCGTGTCTCCAATCCGTCAAACCAAGCTAACACCAAAACAACGTCAAAGCTACTTGACTATCTCATCAAACACAAGCACTGGTCACCATTCGAAATGGCAAGCGTCTGCATCGAAATCGAAACCACAAGAGATATCGCAAGACAACTCCTCAGACACAGATCGTTTTCATTCCAAGAGTTTTCTCAAAGGTATGCTGACATCCGTGATCTTGATGACTCTGTTGTAATCCGTAAGGCACGTTTACAGGATGAAAAGAACCGTCAAAATAGTGTGATCACAGATGATGTTAAACTGCATCAAGCATGGGAAACGCATCAGCGACTAGTTTGGAATGCAGCTATGAAAGCTTATTCGTGGGCAATCGATAATGGCATTGCAAAGGAACAAGCACGTGCAGTTCTACCTGAGGGTAACACACCATCACGTCTATATGTGAATGGAACTATTCGCTCTTGGATTCATTATATTGAGTTGCGTTCTGCGAATGGTACACAAAAAGAACACATGGAGTTGGCTTTGGCAGTGGCAGAAGCTATTGCTAGAATCTATCCAAAAGTACTGGAGTTCACCAATGACGGAACTGACAATACGTAATCAGGACATTCTTGATCAGCTAGAGTATGTACGTTCTACGGTCATGAACGCTAATATTGAGCAATATCAAGATGCTAAAATGTTTAGACCAGATGATGCTCAAACAAACGGTGAGTCATATTTAACAAAAGAATGGCTAGAAAAACATATGGGAGACCCTGACCACAAGGGGTTTCCTATGGAACACTATTCCATTCCAGTTGAACATATTACAGATAACGATCCAAAGCTAGAAGAAATCTATAACTTCAGTCGTGTTGATTTCATTTCAAATCTAGGGGCTAACTCAAGTGCAGTATTTTTATATTACCCCAAAGGTGGATTTGTAGGTTGGCATACTAATCAAAACAACTCAGGGTATCAGTTTATCTTTTCGTATTCTGAGAAGGGTGATGGATATTTTCAATACTACGATAAGCAAAAGCAAGAGATTGTAAAGATACCTGATGTGGCTGGTTGGAATGCTAGGTACTATCATTTTGGGAAAGATGAACCTGACCATTGTTGGCACTCTGCCTACACTAACGTACCACGTATTACTATTTGTGTTCTTTTCAGATGGTGGGATAAGCCTCATCTAAAAGAACAAGTCTTGGCTATGAAAGATCAACTCATAGAAGAAATAGAAATGGAGATTTAGATGGGCAAAAAGTTATCCACTTACTATCATGATAATGGTGAAGATTATTGTGAGATTCATATTGACTTTAAAGAAGAACTCTTGTATATTAAATATTGGAGAGGGCATGATTCGAAGTGGATGCACAGAGAAGAGTTCCCAAATAAATCATTAAGATACGTCGAAGACGCAGCAGAGAACTGGGCTTTGGGTATCAAGAAAATCGATCCTCAATATGAAGGTACTTTATTATGACAGACAATGTAAACCATCCTGTTCACTACGCACGTGACGGTATTGAAGCTATTGATGCTATCGAAGCTATGACAAGTTCTATGTCAGGGCGCTATGCACCACATGCTGCTAACGTCTTGAAGTATGTGTGGCGTTTTGAGCGCAAAAATGGTCTTGAAGATATTGACAAAGCTATTTGGTATTTAAACCGTATGCGTGAAAACTGGGTGAGGTCTCACCCATGACAGGCATTTTTTATGATACAGAGGAAGTAGAGAGTATGGCAAAAGAGTTTACTGTGCGAGTGGAACAAACACCTTTAGATATGGTAGTTGAGTTTGGCACAGCAATGGGACAAGATGTCGGTGTGCAATATGGTTATTCAACAAACCTTGAAACAATGCGTTTGAAACTAATCGAAGAAGAATGTAAAGAAGTCCATGACGCAGATAGTACAGAGAACCTGTTGAAGGAACTCGCTGATCTAGTGTATGTCACCTATGGAATGGCTGCTACCTTTGGTTGGGATTTAGATGAAGCGGTTAGACGTGTACATGCATCTAATATGAGTAAGCTTGGTGAAGATGGTAAACCCATCTATCGTGAAGACGGGAAGGTTCTGAAAGGACCAAACTATAAAAAGCCTGATCTGAGCGATTTAGTATCTTGACTTTAAAATAAGAGTGTGTTACATTGATTCGTAACTTGTGTGAAAGGTATTGATTATGTCACAACGTGAATCAGATTTCAAAGGCGGTATTCAACATGGTACAACTGCATTTGACGAAGAAAGCAAACGGCTAGACAAATGCTTAAAAGAGTGCAAAGACGAAATAACCATGGATGGTTACACTGTCGTTACTCAGTTTGATTATGACATGAAGATCAAATATGTCGGTGATGATTGTTTTGGTTTCGCCCCTGACGGTGGAGCATGGTTCAAAGGTGATACACTAGTTGCAGTCTTTGAAGCGAAGAAGCAAGGTGAAGGTGGTAACGCATATGAACGGTGGTGGGATAATGCCATGACTGCTAAGTTCATCAACCCAGATGTAAAGTATATTACATTCTGCTCAGGTGCGGGTGCAGAGGAAGGTAAGTGCCTTGACAAGCTTCGTCGGAAAGCAAAAATCATGATGGGTGATAACTTCATTTGCTACAACAAAGTCGAAGGGTTTACAAAACAAGAAGTTTATGATATAATGGAAAAAACATTGGAGTCTTGTCAGTGAAACCATTATACATTTGGGCTGGGGGTAAAAACAAAATGATCCCCAAATATTTGGAAACACCTACTATTCCAAAAACTGGGTTCGATACTTTTGTCGAGCCTTTTTTTGGTGGTGGTGCCATGACCATTTGGGTTTATCAGAACTGTCCGAATGTGAAGAAGTTTATTATCAATGACCACAAGCAAGAGCTGATGGGTATCTACAAGGCAATCAAAGATGACCTTGAACCTTTTCTCAAACGCATGGATGATCTAAGCTTTGATTATTTGGCTATGGCAAAACCAGAGCGTAAGCTTTTCTATTATGGTCTCAGACAAGAATACATCACAGACTATAAACACTGGACACCCACCTATGAGACTGCTACTTTATATTTTCTATTGAAGACAGCGTTCAATGGTATTTGGCAAACAACCAAAAACTCTAACGGTAGGTTTGCAACACCATGTGGTTTATTGAACCAAAAAGATTCTGTGTATGACAAACACAATGTTTTAGAGTGGCACAAGTTTCTGCAACTCGCTGAGATACACAATGATGATTGGGAAGTCGCCTCTCAAAATGTAGAGGGCAAAGCATTCTTCTTTATGGACCCGCCTTATCGTGAAAGCTTCACGTCATATGGTAGTGTGTTTGATGACCAAGAACACATTCGACTTATAGATTTTTGTAAGACACAAGATGCAAATGGACACTATGTCTACTATTGTAATCGTGATGACTCGAATGATGGTTTCTTCGATACTCATAGAGGTAATCTGCTATCACACCACTACGATATAAAATACACCGCAGGGAGACGCAGTACAAACAATGACGGAAGCAAATCTGCGAAGGCTGCCAAAGAAATACTTCTATATAGTTCTAGTATAGAGCCAATAAGATTATGCTGAAAAAACTTATAAAACTTATCTTTAAACCAAATCCGCATTGCACACACGATTGCAATCAAGGAAGGAACTGCGCATGTTCACGATAGAGTTCGAAGACGACGAAACATTGATTACAGTCATGGACAACTCAGGTGAGTTAGAGGACGTGTCTGCACTTCTTTATGATGATTATTGTCACTTCAGACAATGGAATGAAAAGCGTCAAAGGTTTGATGTTATCACATTGAAACCTGAGATGTATCTAAAACTTATGAAAGCATGGAACCTTGAAGAAGGTACATATGATATAGTGACGGTAGATAGAACTTGACATTAAGTCAAGAATCAACTACTATATGTGAAGTATGAATAGGAGTATATTATGAGTAATCAACGTGGTGGTAAATGGAAACCAGCTGCAATGCGTGATGGTTTGAATGACATGAAACTACGAGCGTTCTTTCGCACGGCAGCCAATGTTGTCGGTGAAGATACAGACGCAGGGTTTTATTTCGAACAGCTAGTAGATCACATCACTCAAGGTGGTAGTTTGACTACAGATGATCCAGTAGCTGTTCGTCGTATTCTAGGGGCTTAGTCTTTCTTTGCAGAACCTTTTGAGTATGCCTGAGCACCAAAGAAGGCTGCAACCAAACCAGCGATAGCCACAAAGTATGTTGGTGCAATGTCACCGATTGTACTTGTGGCTGATTCTATATTAAAGATAGCCGTAACAAGAATAAGCACTGGGTACAATAACATACCCCATAAAGCGAACCATGCCATTTGACGGATTTGATCCTCTTTGGCGTCTTCGTTTTCTTGCATCTTTCTTTTATGTTCAAACTCTGCAATCTCTTTTGCACGAGCCATTTCTTCGTCAGTGATAATCCCATCACCATCTGTGTCCAAATGAGCATAGATAGAATCTGCCTGCATCATTTTGGCTTCTTGTTTTTTATCTGCCATTGTTCTTAACTCTACTCCAAATGCATTCTTTTCGCCCATTATCCTGCAGGGACCATTGCTGTGATCGCAGGACCAAAGTAAGATACTGCGCCAAGTAGGATTGCAATACCTGCAATACCAATCAAAGCCCATTTCATCTTGAAGTCATCTACAACCATTTTGATCCCTACAAGTTCATTTCCAAGAACTCTTAGGGATAACTCCATCTTACCCTCAGGCATATCGATTGGGGCATTCTTTAAATCTTCTGCCATGCTAAATCCTCCTTTTTGAATATTTATAAAAAATAATGCTTGACTTGATTTTGAAAATGATATAGAGTATAGATATGAGTAAAATCGTAAACATAACAAGTGGGTTAATCACTATGAGTCTATTGGCAGGGATAGGGTTAGCAGCTATGATGTCTGCACCCCAAATCGACTCTGAGCAGCATAAATGTCTCGCAATGAATATCTACCACGAAGCACGTGGTGAACGTATGGAAGGACAAATGGCAGTTGCACATGTGACGCTTAATCGTGTTGCTCATGACAACTGGCCTGAGACTATCTGCGATGTTGTCTACGAACCAAAGCAGTTCAGTTGGACGCATATGATTAAAGACCACACCCCCAAAGAAATCAAAGCGTGGAAAAATGCTACAGTTATTGCACGTGACGTTATGATTGGTAACACTGAAGACCCTACCTATGGTGCAGTGTTTTACCATGCTAACTGGGTAAACCCTGAGTGGGCAAAACAAATGACTTTGAGCAAAGTGATTGGAAGTCACTTATTTTATACATGGGATGGAACTTGGAACTAAATACAGATATACCTATTGAACTTGAGTGTTGGATGCTAAAGTGGGGCATCTTGCCCAAAGAACACTTGCCTTCGAAACCTGATATAGTATGGCCTGAGAAAAAGGAGAGTCCTTTTGACTACCAAGCATGGAAGCCAAACTATGATGGTGAAGAACCACCATTCTGATTTATACATCAGTCCGTGTAAACAAGTCTGTAGATTAGACAAAGGTGTTTGCATTGGATGTGGAAGAACAACGGATGAGATCACTAAGTGGTCTCAATATTCATATTATGAACGCATGAAAGTTATGAGAAGGTTGGGCTATGGAAAAAGAACTTCAACGCAAAATCGCATGGCTAGAGAAGCAGCACGTAGAGCAATCAAAAATAGTTGATAGTATTGAGAATGATCGTAGATTAGATCGTAGTGATACTACAATGAAAAAGCTTCGTGATGCTAAGAAAGAAAAGCTTAGAATAAAGGATCACTTAGAATGGATGAGAGCCTTAGAAAGGAAGCTAATAGATTTCACTGGATAGTAAAGGGTCATCTCATTCCTGAGAGTTACTCTGATTTTGAAGTTGAACAAATATATTACAGTTATATGAAACGATTGTGGGGGAATCATGAAGCAGTTGTCCACGAAGAAGGATTCAAAGAAGCTTGGGCAAAAAGAACTGGAAAGCTGTAGAGACTGTGCAGAATACGGTGGTCACTTCTGTGATGAGTGCCTAGAAGAACTTCTCAAACGTAAAGAGAAAACTTCATAAACATTTCACATAACTTTTACACGTTTGTTACATTTGAGATATAAATCATAATGACGTTAAACTTGAAAGAATCTAAAAATGACGAAAACAAAACTTTGGAAGAAGGTAAAGAGAATGGACTTAGGAAACCCTGTAGTAACAACACTAGTTGGTCTGGTTATTTTTTATATTGGACTTAAAACATTCTCAGGTGGAATGAAGTCTATGGGAAACATGGACCATCTTGCTTGGTTTACAGGTAATATTTTCTATATGTTTATTGGCGGTATTGTAATGACTTTGCTTTGGCAATCATCATCATTATCAACAACTGCTATTATTGCACTTGTTGCCTCAGGTGCAGTACCACTACCCGCCGCAATCGCAGCAGTTCTTGGTGCTAATATCGGCACAACAGGAACTATATGGCTTGCAGGGTTATTAGTCTCTGATGGTATGCCCAAAGGTGATACCTTACGAATAGCAATGGCGCATACAGGTATGAACTTATTAATGGCATTGATGTTATTACCATTCGTAGGTCGGTTTGCACAGTTCTTAACTAAGTTCTGATGTGATATTATAGACACACTTTAAGATAACTAAAAGAGGGGGTTGACAATACTCCCCTTTTTTGATATAAGTATAGCTGTAGATGTTAGAGGATATTCAGGACTGCGGGGCAGTACCGCACAGCTCCACCAAAAGCACACTTCGCCTATCTGCACAATAGGTGTGGTGCAGCACACAACCCTTAATCGGGCCAAGAAGGTGTGTTTCTGATGGGGCTGAAAATAGGATCGACTGGTATTTGAGTCTACGAAACACAAATGCAAACGATAACTTTGCACCATCTGGATTTGCTCTAGCAGCATAATCACAGGGGGTTGGCTACTTACCTAGCAACAGAAAAGTAGCACTTTATTTTATGTTAACATTCTTAGAAGGTAAAAGAAAAATGAAAATCGCAGCATTCGCAGCAGCAGCTACATTGGTAGCAACATCAGCATCAGCAATCGAACTAGGTAACACAGGCGTGTCACTAGGCGGTAAGTTCGACACAAAGTATGACACTGGCGCAGAAGAGTTTGCAATGGAGTTCGTTCCAAAAGCAGGTATCAATCGTTGGGGTGTAGACTTTGCAGCATCGACAACTTTTGATATTCTAGGTCTAAACGAAGATGACGTATTCAAAGGTATTGATCTAGAAGCGGGTTACACAATCGGTAATACAGGTCTACGTGCATATGGCGAGATCGGCACAGACGCTGATTTCGAGTTCGGTGATGCAACATTTGGCGTATCATTCGAGTTCTAAACTTGCTATATAGTAGTAGGGTCACTACTCAATAAGTGCGCAGGGGGCCATGGTTAGCCCCCTATTTTTATTTGAGGATATTATGTACGTTGATATTTTAGAAGATATAGACCATCATAAAATACTTGAAGAAGCTAACTCTGTCAAAGTAACACTTGGCAAAGGATGGAAAGATATTGATCAAGTTGGATTGCAGGGTCATAAGCCTGATCTCGATCCTAAAGAGGAATGGTCTGCGTCTGTCGAAAGACTCAACAAACTGCAATACCCTGAAACATATTTTAAATACCCCTTGTTTGATATACCTAACATCAATAGATTGATCGATAAGTATGGATTGCGGCGCACAAGGTTAATGAAAAGTAATCCAAAAACCTGTCTCACTTTTCATCACGATATGACAAAACGAGTGCATATTCCTTTGCTTACTAATGAGGATTGTGTAATGATTTTTGACAATCAGACTTTTCATCTAGAAAAAGGGAAAGTTTATTTGACAGATACAACAAAACGACACACAGCAGTAAACGCTTCTCAGAGTATGAGGCTACACATTGTTGGATGCGTTTACGGTTAGGAGGTCACAATGTTATTCACAGCAGCAATAATGGTATGTTTGATAGATCAACCACGTAGTTATGCGACATGCCAAGTAATAAATGCTAACTTTAAGTACCCAAATGAAGAAATGTGCTGGGCAGCAATGAACACACAAGTGAGATATCAGGAGCAAAATCTCTTGAAGGTCGGATATGAGTTAGTTGATGCCAAATGTATTAACTGGCTTGAAGAAAAGAAACAAAAACTATGAGTGTCATTTTTTTGACACCCTCAACTTGGAAATAATAAATAAAGATGAAGGGAGCATACTATGATCTATAGAGTTTTAGCTATATTAGCTATTTTAGCTAGTGCTGCATACGCTGAACCTATTGTCACGGAATCGACTACCACAAGTACAGTGGACTCAACATCTGATTCACGTACTAAAGTCATTTCTCCACCACCATCAGCAGTATCTCCATCCATCAATACATCGAACTCTGATCTATGTACTGTTGGAGTTGCAGGTGCAGTTCAAACACAAATACTTGGCATTAGTGCAGGTACTACATTCACTGAAGAAAACTGCATGCGACTAAAAAACGCAAAGACTCTTTACGATATGGGCATGAAAGTTGCAGCAGTATCAACTATGTGTCAAGACGAAAAGGTATTTGAAGCTATGATGAATGCAGGTACACCTTGTCCATACGATGGATTGATTGGAAGCCAAGCCAAAGCAGCTTGGGAAAAGAATGCAAATAAGAAACCAGGATATAATCCTAAGAAAGATAAGATGAATGGTGAAACTAAGAGTACCCTTTGGGGCGGCGGTATTGTCGGTGGTCTCTTACTCCTATTGTTACTCTGATGTAATATATGGGTCTACTAATAACGCTGCATCAAATGGCATGCAATGGAGAATGGAAGATGTCTTACCACCTCAAGCTGGTTTGACTATCAATGGTATGTTGTATCAATATACTACTGAAAAAGACCCTGACTCTGATCTTACGGTTACTATTCGAAACAAACACGCAATAGACTTTGGAGAATATATTTTTAGTAATACTGATGATTGGTCTGGACTTCCTGGCAATACAATAAACAAGAAAGTTGTCATACCAGAAACATCGACTACATTATGGGGGGATGGTGAAATAAGCATTCAAGGACAAGGTTCTGTAATCAATCCTAATGTAATATATGAATATCGATATGACGAATGCTATATCCCACTTACTGATCCTAGTTGTCCAGGATATTATGACGCATTGTATCAATGGTTGAAGGACAATGGATTACTCGATAAAGAACCTGAAGTGGGCGATCCATATTATGATGAATGGGTTCAATATCAACTAAGTCTCGAAACGGACTTAGAGGATGATTATGAAGTAGAGCAAGATGAAAACGAAGAAATAATAGATGAAGATATAGCTGCTCTTAACGCTGAAGCTTCAATAGATAAACTGGTAGATACCTCTCAGACACAAATGTATATTGAGTTAACTACCGTTCCACAATTTGATAAATACTATACGCAAGACATACCAGGTGGTGTTTATCAAGAAACCGTAGTGTTGCAAGACGCAACATTGCCTGATAACAGAAGAGCATTGAATAACTTAGCTGGGGATGCTAAACATAGAACTATGGTACGCTCACAATACGGAGATTAAAATGTTAAAAATAACTCTTACTATAGCTGCTATGACTTTAGCGACTACAGTTAGTGCAGCTGACACGCCCATTAGTGGTACAGTAGAATCTAAGTGTTCTATCTTTACAGACATTCAAGGTGTGTACGGAAACCCTAATCCTTATGAACTAAGCACGACACCTGCGGATGGTGGTAAACAACCAATCATTCGTTATGATGTTGCATCAGCTGATTTTTACACTGCAAAGATTTCTTATCCAACATCTTTCTCATCATCACCATCTTTGAGTGACACTGTGACATGGACAGGCGATGTAGAAGTATCATCAGTATCAGATACTAACATGTCTGGATATGAAGCTGCAAAGGTACAATACGATAACGTGACAGAGTTTGATCTAACGGTGGCAGGTACGACTTGGTTTAAAGTTACATCAAATGCACAATATGGTTATCAGAAATCTTTCCCAGCTGGCAACTATACAGCTATCGCAACCGCTGAGTGTATTGCTAACTAGATAATATTATGAGAGTTATTATTGCTTTGTTGGCATTTGCCAGTGGTGCTTATGCACATGAAATGACACCTACTTATTTTGATATCAAACCATCTTTCGTTGATGGTGTTTCTGTTGTTGAAATGAGTTTTTGGAACAGGCGACAAGATATCGAATACTATGAGATAGATGTATTTGATAAGGATTGGAAACCGATTCCATTCGTTGCATCTAATAGATTATTATATGTCGAATATCTTAATAAGAAAAACTTTGATATATATGTTAAAGACGATGATAAAGATGACGTACATTATATATGTACGGTATCTAAAATATTAAAGAGTAGTGAGACCTCAACAGGTATTGCGTCTCGAATATGCTCTAAGGTGAATGAGGATGATTAATGAGATTTATGTATGGACTAGCATTTCTAATATGCACATTGATATGGATATCGGCTTCGTTTGCTGAAAGCAACTCGTTGAACTTTGCTCTACCAGGAGCACCATTGAACTATCAATCAGATAAGTTTAGAGCAGGTGATTTGGATTGTTCGAATGCGATTGGGTCTGCAACAACTCTGGAGTTTGGGGTTACAGGTCTTATTAGTAATGGTCATTATGATGCTATGAACAACTACTTCAATGAGACACGCACAGGTGACATTGGGGTGTATAGTAGGATCGTAATACCATTAGGAGCAAAGACTAAAAGTCGCATTGATTGTAATAGACTGTACGAGTTAGAACTAAAGAAAAAGGAACTTGAGGTCATGAAGTTAGAAAAAGAACTACAACAACTTCGTGAACTTCAATTTGAAAACTAGAGAGTAAAATGAAAAACATACTACTGGGAATCGCATTCTTGGTGGGTATGTTCATAGCTAGTTATTACGTTGGGTATGGGATCGCTGTAATAGGCAAATCTATTGAAGGTGTGTATGGGACATATCCAAAGAAGAAGTACGGATGGTAAAATGGCAGAGGTAGAGTTCGGTGGAATGACATTTAAGGGCGGTAAAATGTTTGCCGTTCTTACTGCGCTATCAACACTTGGTGGTGCTGCATGGGGTGGTTTTGAGTTTTACAAAGACTACATGGATATGAAAGAGATTATCCAGAACATCGACATTCAGGAAATCCAAGCTGCCAATGAACTACAACTACAGAAACTAGATGACGCAATCGCATACACTGTCGAGATCAGAAAAGACTTGGCGAGTGATGTTGAACGTGTCGAAGGAACTGTGCGTGTTCTTGAGGATCAAGTCACAAGGGCAGAAGAAACAGTTCGCACATTACGCAATGATGTATATCAAAAACTTGATACATTCGAAGAACGTCTAAGACTTACTTTGAAATCAAATCAAGACACAATGGCTGATATGAGAGATCGCATTTCAAGTAATCTCGAAACATCAGAGGCAAGAATCAAAGATACACAAGCTGGCATTGGTGATACACTCGAAGGTATCCGTAACGAGATGAACCAGCTGCAAAAAGACGTAACACAATCAATCAGAGAGGTTGAAGGCGTGATACGTCAATCAGATAAAGATTTAAGAGCTGACATGAAAGCACTGGACAAATCTTTATCAGAAAAACTCCAAGAAGCATTGGATAATCCCCTAGCACAATAAAATATTTCTTGACTTCAAGTCAAATCTCTGATATAGTGATTCTGTAAGGAAAGGAGATTTGCTATGAATAATGATTTCAAATGGTTCGTAAAAGCCAATAACGCTAAAGGTGACTTCTTTAGTTCTGCTGCTATGTGTTATGGCGAAGCCAAGCAACTTTATAATGATCTCTATGACGAAAAAGACAAGAACGGTCTTTTCTTGTGGGGTATGATCCAAATGACTCGAGAGGACCAAGTAACTTGCTAGTTTATCATCCATCATTATCTGATACTGTCAAACGTCTTAGAAAAGAGCATTGGCATAATGAACTCATCCAAAAGTATTTGAACTATGCATCTGCACGTCAACGTGAAGTGCGTACAGGTCGAACTGCTATCACTGATAGTGGAAAGACTAAGACTTACAAAGCTGAGTGGAAGTTCCAAGCCAAACACAAGTACGATATCAAAGACTTTGATAATCAGAAAGAGGCAGAACGTTTCATGAAGCGTGTCTTGAAGTCAAAGCTTTGGGCAGAACTTTGTGGTGGTGATGCGAAAATCCCTACCCTAGAAGTTGCGGGTTTCCGTGGGCGCACCGCAGGTCGAGCCTATGGTTGGAAAATCCAACTGTGTGCACGTAACGGTATGGATGCCTATACTTTACTCCATGAGATGGCACACTGTGCAGGTCACATGCACCACGATGTCTCATTCCGTCAATGCATCCTGCGTTTGACAAGTCGGTTCATTGGAGCTGAGCCTGCCAAGTTTCTGAAGAAATGTTTCAAAGAGCAGGGTCTGAAGATGACTATTCGTCAAAGCATCCAAGAACCAGATGCATGGTTGACTCGATACAAACGTCTAGAAGCCGCACGTGAAAATATTGCGGCTTAACACTTGACTTTAAGTTAAGTATTTGCTATTATAATAATGTAGTGAGAAAAGGAGTGATTCGTATGACTACTCAGCTTTGCCAAGATATCGAGACCCTTGAAGATGCAATCATCAACTTGACCGAAGGTGCGAGTGATGAGAAGCGTATGGCGATTTGGGCATTAGAACGTTTGCTTAAGCAAAAGCAAAACGAACTTGTCACCTTTGAGTACATTGCATCGCAAGCACTCGCAGACTCAGATGGTTACGCTTGTAATCAGTACACTTATTAATAGGAGATTTGTTATGACTGAGAAAGTTACAGAAATGTTAGAGTTTCTAGCTGAAAACGGTGTCACGATTGACACCACTAATGGGTTTATGAATAAGACTGAAACACAACAGCTAAATCTGTTGTTCAAAATCTTCAAAGAAATGGTTGCTTAAGGAGAATACATTATGGCACATGAAGTAGAAATCATCAATGGTCAGGCTCAACTTGCATATGCAGGTGATGTTCCATGGCATGGACTAGGTGTCGAAGTTCGAAATGATATGACACCTGAGCAAATGATGCAGAAAGCAGGACTTGATTGGACAGTTCATGAAGTAGAGTCCTATGTGGACTTTGAAGGGGATCGCATCCCAACAGGTCAGAAGTCTTTGATTCGCTCAACAGATCATAAGGTTCTTACAAACGTTGGTGAGGGTTGGAACCCAGTACAAAACTCTGAGGCATTTGAGTTTTTTCACGACTATGTAATGGCAGGCGATATGGAGATGAATGTCGCTGGTTCATTGAAGGGTGGTAAGAACGTGTTTGTTCTTGCTAAGGTCAAAGAGTCATTCGCTATTCTTGGTGATGACCAAGTTGACTCATACCTGTTGTTTTCAAATCCACATGAGTATGGTAAGGCAATCGATATTCGCTTTACACCTGTTCGTGTTGTTTGCAAAAATACATTGACGTTCTCATTGCAGTCTGCGTCAAAGAACTTCACTAAACTAAATCACCGTTCAGTGTTTGATCCCGAGATGGTTAAACAACAGATGGGTCTAGCATCTGAGAAGTTCACCATGTACAAAGACATGGCAGAGTTCTTGTCAACCAAACGTTTCACCAAAGAAACTTTGATGAACTACTACAACGAAGTGTTCCCATACACTCACAAGGCTGCGGATGCTCCAACTAAAATGGATGATCTTACCAAGAATGCACGTGATGCGTATGCGGTTTTGGAAACACAACCTGGTGCTGAATATGGTGAAGGTACTTGGTGGCAGGCACTTAACTCTGTTACATACTTGACAGATCACAAGATGGGTCGCAACAACGACTCTCGTATGCAGTCATCATGGTTCGGTGTAAACCAAGCACGTAAACTGAAAGCGGTTAACAAAGCTGTAGAATATGCCACAGTTGCATAATGATGATGAAGGTAGCGTTTCACAAGAACGCTACCACAACTATATAATACGCAAACTGAAAGAGGAACGTGAAATGGCATACAAATGGCCCCGCATCCACAAAGCTGAAGAGAATATTGATCAGGAAGTTACCGAATGGGTATACAATCATGTATTTGAACATTTTGGTGTAGAAGAAGTTACAGAACTAACTGAAGAAGATATCCAAGAAGTGCAAGCGTTTTGGGATAGTCTGAATGAATATAGTTGCATGGGTATTGGATATTCTAATCTGATCAACAACTGGGAATCTGAAAAATGGGAAGCTGAGAATGGTGAGGGTTGAAGACCTCAATATCACATTCTTCCATATGCCAAAGAACGCAGGTTCTAGTATCGAGAAATGGTTGGAGACTAATCTAGACGCAGACGTTTATCTTGAGGATTTACGTCATGCGTCACCTGATTCTCTGAGACCTATGTTTGGCAACTTTGGTTGGTCTTTCTGTTGTGTTCGCAATCCGTGGGATCGTATGGTCAGTTGGTATAACTTTTTCAGAGGGCAAGGCAAGATACACACCTGCTTTGAAGATTGGATGGATGCAAGCTTTGATCCATCTCGACACACAGCAAAGTATATCAAACCGATCAACACCCAAATGGAATTTGTGAATGAAGTTGACTATGTGATGCGGTATGAAAATCTGACAGAAGACTTCAAGGTTGTTCAAGAGAAGACTAACTGTTTCGAACCTTTGGGTCATCATAATAAAAGTAATCGTACCAAGTATCTTGACTATTACACTAACGATGACCATATTAATATGGTGGGAGAATATTTCTACAAAGAGATCGACTACTTCAAATACGAGTATGGGAAATGATTTATATTAACGATAAAGATGATCCAGACTTACTTGGGATCATCGAAGACAAACAGGATTTTGTGCACATCAGCAAGATTGTTGAGAACATGAACCGTGACTTAGTGGATAGTGGCTTTGATCGATACCAATACAAGGCTGAGAAACGTGGAAAGAAAGCATATATAAGATTGAAATAAAAGGGGCTTCGGCTCCTTTTTTACTTGACATTAAGTTAAATATGTGTATACTATAAATATGAGTAAAAACACACATATGATTCATGTAGAAGACAAGGTTCTCTACGGTGGTGTTGACGGTACACGTCAAGCCATTCTTGCTTTGCGTGATCTTAAAAACAAGATCAAGCATAATGAAGGTAACGTATCTGTGAAGTGGGATGGTGCACCATCTATCTTTGCTGGTACTGATCCTAATGATGGTAAGTTCTTTGTTGCCAAGAAAAGCCTCTTCAACAAGAATCCTAAAGTATACAAATCATTTGATGATATTGACAATGATGTCAGTGGTCAACTCGCTGACAAACTAAAACAATGCTTAACTTACTTGCCACAGCTTGGTATTCAAGGTGTGGTTCAAGGCGATTTTTTATTTGGTCATGATGACTTAAAGATAGAAACAATAAATGGTAAAGAGTATGTCATCTTTCACCCGAATACTATTGCTTATGCTGTTCCTGTTGGTAGTATGGCTGCTAACAACATCCAACGAGCCAAAGTCGGAATCGTCTTCCATACAAACTACACCTTCGGTGATAACAGTGGAGATTTTGCCACCCTTAGGGCAAACTACGGATTCGACTTACGAGCGATAAATAAGTCTGATGACGTGTTCGTTATCAGCTCCATGATGAACATTCCCTCAAACAATATGGATACTAATGATGTTAGTGAAGAACTTTCTCAGTGCGGTAAACTCTTTAATCAAATCTCTAGCGAAACCCTCAAGGGGCTACAATCGTCAGAGTTATCGAGCCTCATTGAACAATTTAATAACTCCTATGTCAGACAAGGCAAAGACATTGGAGATAGCAGACGACACCTATCAAACTTCATTGCTTGGCTTACTTCCAAGTATGAAGCACAGATTGCTGCTAGAAAAACAGACAGAGGAAAAGCAAGCCAACGACAAAAGCTAGATAACCTGTTATCCTTTTTCACCACCAACGATGTAAAAAAAGTATTTGATTTGCAAAAACGTCTTGTGATCGCAAAATTAAAACTTATAAATACTCTTGATATTATAAATGAAGTTAAAACTTTTGTAAAAACTGTTGATGGTTATGCTGCAACGAAAGCTGAGGGCTATGTTGCTATTGACACATTAGGTGGTGATGCGGTGAAACTTGTTGATCGTATGGAGTTTTCATACAACAACTTTTCACCAGATATACTAAAAGGATGGGAAAAACCAAGGAAAGAAAATGGCTAAGAAAGTAGGCTTTAAAGATTTTTTGAGTGTCGATTACACCCAAACAGGTGATGATCAACTAGCGTTAAATGCAAAGAAGCGCAAGAAAGATGTTCCAACTGGTAACACAGGTGAGTCTGTCGAGTTAGAGACAGAAGAATTAAGCTTTGCTGCTAGACGTCTAGCAGGAATGCGAATGAAACAACGCCAAGCACGTCTAAAAGTTGGGCGTAAGAAGGCTGCTATGAAAGTTGCAGACCAAAAGCGTTTGGAAAAGAGAGCACGTAAGGCTGCACGTAATGCAATCGCTAAAAAACTCACCAAAGGTATTGCAAAGGCAGACTTGACACCTGCACGTAAGGCAGAGATTGAAAAGCGTCTAGATAAGATGAAACCAAAGATCACACGTCTTGCTAAGAAGTTGTTGCCAAAGATTCGTAAAGCTGAACTTGAAAAGAAGCGTGGATAGATTATGATTAACAGTTTTAGTAAGTTTCTAGTCGAAGAAGAAAAGACAGCTTATTTCACAATGGGTCGGTTCAATCCACCCACCATTGGTCATGGTATGTTGTTGGACCAGATTGCAGAGAATGCAGGCAAGAGCACGTACAAAGTCTTTGTGTCACAATCGAATGATCCAAAGAAGAACCCACTCCAATACAAAGAAAAAGTTAAGTTCATCCGTAAGATGTTCCCTAAGCATGCACGTTCTGTTGTAATGGATTCAACTATCAAGACCCCAATCGACGCAGCCGTAAAGCTATTCAATGAGGGCTATAAGAAGATCGTTGTTCTTGGTGACGCAGATCGTTCACGTGAATACTCTGCTTTGTTTGAGCGTTACAACGGTAAAGAAGCACGTCATGGGTTCTATCACTTTGAGAACATGAAGTTCGTATCAGTGGGGGAACGTAATGACAATGCTAAAGGTATCGAAGGGGTATCTGCAACCAAGCAGCGTCAATATGCACTAAACGAAGACTTCACTTCATTTGCACAAAACCTACCAAAGAATGTATCGAACAAGGATGCCAAAGACCTGTTCAATGCTGTGCGTAAGGGCATGGGTTTATCAGAGCGTAAAGAGTTTAAGAACCACGTTCAACTAGAACCAGTCTCAGAGATTCGTGAAGCATATGTAAACGATGGATTATTCCAAGAGGGTGATGAAGTCGTGATGCACAAGAATGAGATCGTAGGAAAGATCAAACATCTTGGTGCTAACTATGTTATCGTTGAGTCCAAAGGTGAGACTTGGAGATGTTGGTTGAATGACGTATCAAAGGTTGATCCAAATACACAGAACTATGACACCTATGATATACCTAATGATGATTTTGATGGTATTATAAGAGAATCTTTAACTGAAGCTAAGACTCCATATGAATGGGGAACTCCTGAGGCTACTAAAAAAGCTAAGTCAATGACACCAGGTGAGACCAAGGAAAGTCTATGGGCTAATATTCGTGCAAAAAAAGCACGTGGTGAGAGAATGAGAAAGAAGGGTGAGAAAGGCGCACCCACTCAAGATCAAATCAAAAGAGCACAAGGTGAGGCAGTATCACCTGCACAACAAGCTGCTATTGCTATCTCTAAGAAAGAGCGTGGCGAAAAGCCTATGAAAGAATATGGTGGACCACCTATTTCTCGTAAAGAATATTTAAAACAAAAGCCAATGCAAGAAAAGACTCCACAAGACCCTGACATCAAGGATCGTGAAGGTACTCAACCAAAGCGTTACCATTCGGGTCTAAAGAAAGCGACTAAAGTAGCACGTGATGCACACTTTAAGAAGCATGGTAAGAAAGCTGATAACGATCCTAGTGCATATCAACCTGCACCTGGTGATAAAACAGCCAAGACAAAACCATCTAAATATACTAAAGCGGTGCGAGATATGATGGATGAGGATGCAGTATCACAAGCACGTGATCGTATTGCACGAGAAAAAGAAGCTGAAAGAAAAAGTGACGCTAAGATGAAGCGGCGGCATGATAGTATTTTAGATAGAGCGAGAAGAGCAAGAATGCTACGAAGAAACAGGGGTATCTCAGATGATTAACTTTAAGAACCATATTGTTTTAGAGGCAAGCATGGCAGATAAGGCTAAGAAGTCTGGTATTTCTGTTGGCACTCTAAAGAAAGTTTATGACCGTGGTGTCGCCGCATG